TACTTTAACTAATAGACCTATGTCAACTTTGGTATCTTTTAACATTACAATATTAGCTAAAGCATCTTCTTTATTTTGCCATCTTACAATATCTTCAGCTGGAGTATTATCTCCATCTAGTTTATTGAATAATGGTAGACCGTCTTTTAAAATAGCCATTCGCATTTCATCTGTAATAGGTAGATAAGGTTGTTTACCTATGCCATTAACTTCTTGTAGTTTTACAGAGGTTTTATATTTCTTGCCAATTTTATTAGCAACTTTTACCATTATGTTTTCATAGAACTCTAGATAACCAGTAGCACCAAACAACATAGTCCCACCTTCTTCAGATGGTTTTATAACAAAAGGTTCAAATACATTATCACGACTACTATCTGTAATCTCTTTAGCTTTTGCTTTACCTACATAATTATGCAGTTCATTTGCAGAAATAGCATCGAAGTTTCGTTTATTACCAGATTTTTCATCAATAGTTATATCGTAAGAATCAGTAAAACCACTAGCAAAACTTTGTGTTTTAGTTACAGAAATTTCAGAAACATTATCAATTATAATTTTGTTATAACGATCAGCTTGTTGTTGTCCTGTAGTCCAAGCAACACCATCAAAGCCATGCTCTACAGCATACTTTAACATGCGTTTGAATATCAAACCACCCCATGCTTCTGATGATTTAAAAGGAGCTAAAGGTAATAGATCTGGATCTATAAGATTAAGACCTTCATTTAATGCTGTTAAGTCAGCTAACTCTCTTGCTAAAGTACTTTCATATGTGAATAAAAAGTCTAATTCCTCAATATGCTGTTTATATGGTTTTACATTAGGTAAAACATCAGATGGCAATTTAGACATTAATTGTTGCTTTAAAAAGTATTTAACTAAAACCAAAGCATCCGCTAAGTCTTTAGGTTCTTTTATTAGTTTTAATTCTAAATTCATTCCAGCTATTATATTGTCAACACTACTACTACCATAGCCGTATGCAAACGAAGAAGAATATTTAAATAAAGGATGTTGACTTATATTAATAATGTTATTGCCCATACTATAAACAATATCTTTTGCTTTTGTCATTCCAGTAAGATCAAAATTACCTTCTGGAAATATAGCACCTACTCCAACTTCTTGTGAGCCATCAGCTATATCATATAAAATATGTGCAGTATAATCACTAAATGTATAGTTATTGTCAATAAGATCAAAAGTTTTATTACGAATAACAATATAAACTGGTTGTGTTATATCAAATCCATACGCATCAATAGGTTGTTTAGATTTCCACGCTTTTTTAATTTCATCAGCATTAAAAGAAAGCTCAACTAATATATTATACTTATCTAGTTGTTGTGTTTTAGTTGAAAATAATTTATCAGGTAGTTCAGTATTAGAAAGTTTTACTTCATTATCCATAATTTTTTTTATATCAGGAACAATTGCACCTAATCTTTCACTAACTTCTTTTATTCTCTGTTCGTTGTTAACAAACTCTTCAGGTTTTTCTGGTGTATCTTTAGGACGATAACCTCTTTCGTTTCCTTTTTGATGCCAATCGCTTTGGAATTCTTCACCAAATAAAACTTTAAAGTTTTCTGGAGTATATCTAGTATTAGCACGACCATGTACAACAACATTTGTTACTGGAGTGTTATTACCATGCCAGCCTCCTTCCCAATGTGTCATACCACTTTGTAATTCAATATCAGGAAATCTAATTAAGAATTCTCTTTGATCTTCACCATTAGGTAAAACTAAAGTTTCGTGTTGATATTTATCCCAGATAGTATGACCACCGGGTAGTGGCTTTTCTATTGTTTCTCTATAAGGTGCAAATAAATCTAAGATAGCACTCTGAATATTTTCTGGTAATTTATCTAATTCAGTTTTAAGATATTCTTCAACTTGATTAAAAACAGTATTATAAACCTGAGCGCGTAATTCTTTATTTCTAAAATAAGGATATAATTCAGGTTCTTCTCTCATTAATCTTTCTTTAGGTAAATTATTGCCCCATAAAAGTGATTCATTAGCCTTAATTACATTTTCAGCAGTTACTTTACCATATCTAGATTCAGGTATTATTTCTTCAGGATAGAAAGTTGTAGCTTGCTCTTTACTAGTTACAAATTCAATATTATCTTTACTTGAATTAATTAGATTACCATCTTTTAATTTTACATATTCCATACCACCAAAGACTTCTGACTTTTCAATATTAGCTGCAATAAACTCTTTAATGGCTGCAATAAGAAGCGGCCAATTATCTTTATCTGTTATTTCTGCTTGTTTTTCTAAAGCGTATTCTCCTAGCTTTTTAAAAAACAAAGGATCTCTAAGTGTTTTAGAAACAGGAATAACGCTAGAAGGAAATACAATTGTTTTGTAAGTTTTACCGCCGCTACTAGTAACTGAATCAGTTATTGGAAGTGTATCTGTTTTAATAAAATCGTGTACTAAAACTCTTGAAACATTTTTCGTAGAATGAACTATTGTTGTTTCCGAGCCTTTAATAACTTCTTCTATTTTAACAGGTTTAATAATAGAAATAAGTGTATTTAAATCTACTTTAGCATCTTCAGGTAATGCATCCATATATTCTTTTAGACCAGTCCATTCAATCTCTTCTTGTTTAATACTACCTTTAACCAACAAAGCAGCAAGTTGTTGCTTTGTCATTGTTCTTTGTGGATTAGTCTTTATTGTTTCAACAAGACTAGAATAGAATGTAGACAACATCAATTCTTTTTGTGGTGTTGTGTTAAACGAAATATCAAATAGTTTATTTGAAGGATCATCAAAGCCTAGAATAAAAGCGGCTCTTCCAAGAAGACCAGTAACACTAGCCATTTCACTTAAACCATTTTTCTCTAATCTATCTCTAACCAAATCTAAAATAGAATTATTAAAGTATTCATTTGAGCTAACAGTCTGTAGCAAGTTTGCTCTGTCTTCAACAGACATAAGATCTTTATTAGTAAAAGAAACAAAATCATACTTAGGATCTAATACAGGTTTTGCTTTACTACCAAAGACAGTCTTATCAAATAGAGGATCTGAGGCAACTTCAAACAAACGCTTACCTGTAGTAACTAAGTAAGCATAGTCATACTTACCTTCAGGAATCTTTTCTTTTTTTGCGTATTGTTCAAACACATCAAGGATCTTAAGTGAGCGTTCTTCATAAGTAGCTGGAATAGCTCCCATGTTTCTTCGCTCAGCGCTGATTGAGAAGAACTGTTCTTTAAAGTATTTTAGTCTTTCTTCGGTAGTCATGTTAATGAACTTATCGTAGTCTTTAGCTGACTCAAAGAAATACATTACTTTATAAAGAAGAGAGTTAGTCTGTGTCTTTTTATATTCAGAGTAGGCTTCAACAAACATATTAAAATGTTTGCCTATTCTTCCACCAGAATCAATTGCAGATAGCCCTTGGCTTTTAACTATAGTCATAGCAGCTATCATAGCTGGATCAAAGTATTGACCATTCATCAAGAATTCATACTCACCTCTAGTAAGCATGTACTTGTCATTGATTCCTTTTTTATGGATTATTGTAGCAAACTCACGCGCATTAGTAGCAAACTTAGTATAGCCACCAGTTAACTGTGCAGATCTTGCAAAGACTTCATTTAACTCATGGACAGATAATGTTTGATCTGCCATTTGTTTATTGATGTTCGTAATTTCTTTTACAAGAGCACTAGCAGTATCATAAAACTCAGAACTATTTAAAATCCTAGTTGCGACTAGAACTGCTTTCTGAATATCTAATAGAATAGATTTAGTCCAAGAGACATCTATTGGATTCATCTGTTGTATTATTGTTTCAGCTTCTGTTAATAATACTTTTGAAAAAGTCTGTACAAAAAACTCTTCAGCATTTATTAAATGATAAGTACTTAAGAATCTTTCGTTTAACATAGGATCATCTAGCTTTAAGGTAGATTTAAAACCCTTGTCTTGAACAAGAGCCATACCAAAAGATGAAACAGCTTTGTTGTATAACTTAAGATTTGATAAATAGATATTACCTGTAGCTCTTGATTTAAAATAAGCGTGACCTATCTCATGTAGGATAGATCTAATGCGCTGATTTGATCTTGCTTTTGGAGATAGGAAATAACCAAAGTTTGCATTAAGTGTAATCTTCTTCTTATCATATTCCCATTTAGCAACAGTAGAAGAATCGCTTACTATTGACTTTGTTCCAGTAACTTCGTCTGTCTTTACTGTTGTCATTTTCTCTACACCAAACTCAAGGAATGGAACATCACTAAAGTTTAGATGAACAACAGAAGCAAATAGAAGAATACGATCTTCGCTTGTAAGCATGGAGTTAGTTACAAGACTGTCAACGTAGTCTGCAAACTTTTTAGCGGAGTCTTTGTTACCTGAAACAATAGAAACAAAAGCATTTGATATATCTGCTTTGTTATCATTTAGATATTTAATCTTAGCTACTCTATCTTTATCAACCTTTGCAATATTAATTGCGTTTCTAATCTGCATTGATAGAGCATTAAAAATAGTTTCTTTGCGTTCCTTAGCTCCAGCAATATCTCTTACGGCATTCTCAGTTGTTTCACTGATTTCACCAGTAAGCTTTGCTTCTAAAATAGCAGCATCAACAACATCAGAAGCTTCTGTTGGAATACCAGCTTTGACAGTCGCTTCTCTTTCTGGAGAGGTTGCAGCAGATTCAATAGCTTCAAGTAACTTATGAGCTGCTTCTTCTGCTGCTACTTTTCTTTCAGCTGCTGGCTTTGCTGTGTCTCTTGCTTCCTTAATTAGATCAGGAATATTACGCTGAGATCTCTTTTTTAATCCTTCTAGTTCTGCCTTAAGTGCCTTATAACGATCTGAACCTAGACGCTTACGAAGTCTAAAGAACTCTCCCTTGCGTTGTCTTTCTAGTTCTTCATAGACACGCTCTCGTTCTTTTGGTAGACCAACAGCTTCTGTTTCCACCTTCTTGGCATCTTCTAGAAACTTCTTACCAGCAAACAAGACACGCATCTTATCAGATACTGACATTTGATCAAAGACTTCACCAGACTCAATAAATCTTTCAGAGCCTTCATTATTAGTACGACGAGCAAACTCAGTCATTACTTCATGTATATTTCTAAAGACACGATTAGGCGCTGCTCTAGCAATATATTCTGCTGTAGTTTCATTCTCATATCGGCGTGTGCCTACATCTTCTGGTGTTGATCTAGCTACTTCAGGAGAATTCAAAGCTTCTCTTGTTTCAACACGATCAACTCTTGCTTCAGTTTCGGTTGCCATTTTTTCTGCAGTAATATCAGTATTTTCAATTACTGCTTCTTTAGCTAGCTTTTCTGGAACTGGAGCATCAATGATTGGCTTTTCGGGCTTCTTCATAAGACCAGAAATATTATCAATTGTATTACCTAGTGGAGTTCCTTCAAGGGTAAGACGCTTATCCAATGAGTTTCTAAGCCCACGACCAGCATCAATCTCTACGCCTTGCACTCTGTTTCTAACAGCACCAACACCACTGCGTAACAAGCCACCACCTAGACCAAACACACCACCAAACGCCAAGCCTTCTTCTAATGCTGTTGTAGCAATCAAAGAAGCATTATAATCAGTGAGTGCGTATGGGTTGGCATATAGAGTTGCAGCACCAAAGGCAATTTCTCTTTGCTGTCTAGCATACTCAGCTAAGCCACCTTGTACTGCTCCGAATGTAAACGCAGCAGCAGCTCCACGCAGCAAACCAAAGTTACTTACATAACTAGGCATAATGCCAAGTGGTAGTTTATAAAGTGTTTCAGTTGTGTAAGCAGTTGCCTTTAAAGCCTTACCAGCAACAGATGCAGAATCATAGACACGCTTTAAGCGCATAAACAAAGATGTCCCACCTAAAGCAGTGGCTGTTGCTTCTGCTGCCATAACACCACCAGCTAAACCAGCGGCGGTTCCTACTCCCGGAACAAGAGATCCAATGGCTGTTGTAATACCAGCTAATGCCAACTCAGCACCAATACTTGGAATAGTATCAGGACTATTAATCATACCTCCAACAAGACCATCTCGGAATAAACGAACATAGTCTAGTGTTGTTGGTTTGTATGTTCCAATTCTTTTTTGAATGTCAGTAACATTTAGCTGATGCATGATACGAATCATTGCATGGTCAGCATTTGGAGAATCACTTACAAAAGAAGAATCAATACCATTCTCTAATAGATATTGATTTACAATTGGATTTGAAAACTTACTTGAAAACCAATTATTTGGTTCAAAGTTTGGGTCTTCTCTTGCCATAATCTTTTCAATATCTTTTGTATCTCCAGCTAATTCTGTATCAGAGAATGAACTAGTAATTCCAAACAAATCTTGAGCGACAAATTGATCGAACCAGTTAAAGCCTAGCTTTTCATCAGCTTTGCTTTGTGCTTCTGCATACAAAAGCTTTGTTGAAATATCTCTAATTTGTTTCTGTCTATCAGTAAGTTCGTCATAAGACAAACCACTAAGATCCTGTAACTGCTCGGCTTGAAGCATCATGTCTAGATTTTTTCTATCGACATCTAATGCTTCTGCGGTAAGCTCGCTATCCCCATAGCGCATTGGGGATAGCGGAGCCTTACCGATTAATTGTCGCCATGCAGCACCCTTAGTAGGATCATTAGCAATACCAAGAAGACCGTCTGATACGCCAGTGAGATTTCCTTCTAATGAGCCTAAAGCCTGAGTCAAAGCATAAAACTGATTATAGGTTTCGACCTTCTTAATGTCACCCTTCACATATGAAAGAGGATCAGTAAGACGCGCTGGGTCTAAAAATTCTAAATTATCTCCGTCATAAGCAGCTAATACTTGGGCTGGTCTATAAGCATTTAGTTGGAGTAAACCAGCTGATGGTTTCTCCGAACCTATAGGAAATCCTTCTGAGTAATTTAACATTACAGTCCTTTCTGGGAGCTATGCGCCATGAATAGGTTATAGCTGTAGCATTGCTGCTATAGCTTCAATTCGTGTTTGTTTAGTTGATCTATTAGTTTTACTCATATACCCATCAGGATATAGAGTCATTTGAAAGTATTTTCTTTTGATATTTACAAGTTTACTTGGATCTTTAATCGCTTCTAAAATACCATCAGTATTTGTTATTTTTACATTTCTTAAAGAATAAGCTTGTAAGATTTCGTCTTTAAGTTTAATTTCTCTTAGTTCATCTAGAGTAAATTCATTTGGATTAAGCTGTCCAATAACTTCATTCATTGTCTTAGCTGCTTCTTCTTTAGTTGGTTTATTCCAATCTAACGCACCATTATTTTTCCGAATAGTTTGAGTATTGTTTGGTTGTTTACCAGCAATAACTCTAAGTTGATATTCTAGTTCTGGTTTTGTTAGTGGAGAATCTTGAATTGTTTTCCAAGATTGTTCACTTAAACCAAAAGAAGACTCAGCATTATAGGGATTGTTTGAGCTTTTAATATAATGAACTACATTAAAAGTTTGTTCTGGAATATTCCATACTGTTCTTCCTGTTGATCTACGAATTACAGATAATTCGTCAGTTCCAAAAAGAGAGTTCAACCAATCTTGTGGATCAGCATCTATATTATTTTCTCTAAAGATTTCTATATCTCGCTTGTTTGTATCCACAAAACTAGAATAAACACCACGAACAAAACCTTCAGTACCAGCAATAACAGTAGGAGCTGCTGCTAATTCAGGCATTACATTAGGACTAGAAGGTGTTCTTTCTTTGATTGTTTCTTCTATACCTTGCCCAATATAACCCTGATCTCTTCCTTGAATTGCAATTCTAGCTCTAAGAGGTAGGGTTGAAGAGTGTCCGGGTAGGAAATATTCACTAGGAATTTCTTCTGGATTATCTGGAAAACTTCCAGTGTCTGTATATAACTGAGTCCAGTTAATATATCTAAAGTCAGGATTATTTATAAGATCCTTGCTATACGCATATTTCATAAAGTCTTGCTGGAATGTAGCAAGTTTTTCCTGAGAAATTGTAGAAGGCTTTGCTAAATTTTCAAGAGCTTCAGTAGATATGTTTGGAATAGGCTGCGTATAAAAAATTGATTTAGCTGCTTTTGCTTTTTTTTGCTTGGCTTTTAAACCAGTTAATTCTGATGAATCTGCAGCAGTCGCGGAATCTATAATAAGACGGTAGTCTTTATTACTTTCTTCAGGACGAAGCATATAATACTTACCACTCTTATAATATAGATTCAACCCATTAGCAAGATTAGTCTCAACACCAGTAATGAACTTCTCACTGTTTGGCGAATAAAGAACTAAACCTTTATTATCTCCTCTTTGAACAACAAAATCAGTTGAGGAAGATTTAGTAGCTCTTTCCATATTAGTATTTCTACCAAAGTCTACTTGAGAATTATCTTGATATACACGCATAGCATTAAAAACATAACCAAGAAATTCTACATTAGTTTTTGCGCCGTTAGCAACTGCTTTGTCAAACAGCTGCTTTAAGTTAGCGTCAGTAAACAATGCTTTATTTTCATCATAGGTTTGAGTACCATCAGCATCTCTTGCAATTTCCCAAGCTAAGTTTTTAGATTTCTTTAACTGTGAATCTGACATAACAATATCATGGAATGCTGTATTGTTTTGAGCAAAGAATGCTTTAGCATCTTCAAAGGTAGTTAAAGGACTATTTACATTAGCAAGAATAGCGGATCTAGTTGGTAGATAAGGTTCATTAACAGCGTAAATAACTTGATCTGCTTCCATTGGTCCAAAATTAGGGGCTGATTCAGAATCAAAAGGAACAAAAGTATAAGGATATATACCTCGTTCGGCTTCTAAATACTTAGACATTCCTTTTTCAAGGCTTAGTCTATCACCGCCACTAGCATCGCTTTCTTGTGGAATATACAATAGTGGTGTTCCATCAGCAGTCATTGGAGTAATAGCGCCTAGTTGTCGTGATCCTTTTGGTGTAATTACTTCTATGTAATCTGTACCAGAAGCTCCAGTTAATTTTGTAATTTTAATGGGACGGCCTCCTCTTGGAGTTCCCATAAAATTATACATAGTTTGGCTATAATTAAAAGACGCATCAAACCAAGGAATTGCACCTGTACTAGAAGTAATTGGTAAATCATCAAAGACTTGCTTTGCTGCTACTAATCTAGCTTCAAATGCTGGAGTATATCCCTCAGCAAATACAATACCATTCTTACCTTTTGATGTTCGTTTTTCCATTGCAGTTGGAGAAGAAGCAATAGTAAAGCGTAGTAAATCAAAACCAGTAATAGAAGTTTGAATTCTAACTCCATTCTTATCTCTGGTTGTATTTACAGCGCCATCAAGCAAGGCTTCAAAAACTTCAGTATCAACTTGTGGGTTGATTTGCTTTGCAAAATTTAAAGCACTGCTTTTAAAATCTCTATCAGCAGTCATAGTATTAAGCCAGTTATTCCCAAACATATGGGCTTTAATCAAAGCTTTATCTTTTTCTACTGGGTCTTTTAACAGTTCCTTTTTTTCTTTAGGCAAGCCAGCAAGCATAGGAGATTTATCCAAAGATGCTTTTATGTTTTCCATATAAGACATGTTAGGAGCATACAGAATAAGAGGCATGCCTGTATTTGGATTATTAGTTACAATGTAACCTTCTCTTCTTACTTGTTCATCAAGTAAAGTTTCAATTGCTGTTTTTCTAGCTTCACTGTCAGCACCAAATAAACCGGGATTACTTTCTAATGTAGCAGAAACTCTGGCAAGTATAGGAACAAGCGCTGGATTTTCTGCCAATAAAGAAGAAGCTGAAATATTTGGAGTCTCATCTATTAGATTACCTGCTTTAGCAGTTAACTCAAGACTACCTTCTTCAATATCTGCTCCAAACTTTTTTAGTACAGAATAGGTTACACCAACTAATTCTTCAAACTTAACCACATCTTGTGGATTTTGGGAAGCATTAAAGATTGTGGTTCCGGCTCTAAGCTGTTGTATTCTTTTAAAGGTATCTTTTAAAGCATCTCTCTTTAAACCAGTAATCTGACCTAGTTGCGCTGGATCAAATTTATTTTTAACATGTAAGCGCATCATAGATAGTTTGAGTTTTTGTCCTTCATCAAGACCATCAATTCTATCTATTGCGTTTTCTGCTAAGTGATCTGGAACATTAGCCAAAAGTGTTGAAACATAAGTGGCTGTACCAATGTTTGGTTGTTCGGTTTCAACCGTATCTTTAATTAATCTTTCTATATCTGCAGTAGGTTGACCAGTAGCATTCATAACAGCACTATATGGACCATAACCAAAGTTATCATAGTTTATTAGTTTTTCAAAATCTTCAATTGATTTTAAACTATCAATATACTGTGGTTGAAAATACCACTTACCATCTGCTCGTTTAATAACGGGGGAATTTACTTCTCCTGTTACTGGATCTACTGTTGTTATTTGTGTCCAATTTCCTGCCATATCTTTTTCAAAACCGATATCAGGAATTGAAGGATTTTCTTGATTAGGTGGAAGAGGAAAAGCGCCTAGAAATACTTGTGGTTGAATCTTTGCATCTCTAACTCCAGAACCATTCTTCCAAGCAGCAAAGTTTTCTTCTTCTTTTACGACACCATTAATAACCCGCTGAGTTTCATATAGTAACTTGTTTGCAAATCTATCAATATCTCTTAAAGAGTTTCTAGATGATAAAGCAAGCTCTTGATATTTTAAACCTAGTTTTGTTACATCTAAATCTTCAGCAAAATATTTTTCATCGCCTAAAACTTTAATAGCATCGGTTCTGAAATCTTCTTTAGTTTGCTTAATCTGAGTAACTAAATCATTAATTACTTTGCTATTGGCTGGTCTTTTTTCTTTATCTGCATTGTAGATTTCAGTACTCTGTTGAAGATAAAAGTCATCTAAAGTACTTTGGTACTTATCTTTAAGTTCTACTACACCGTTTCTTTTTGAATCAATAAGGTAGTCTAATGCAGTTTCAAAAGTCTGAGATGCCATTTGAAAAGCATTCTGACCTAGGTTATACCAATAAATATCAGCGTTATCAATTCCAATTTGCTGTTGTGCAAACTGTACTTGACCTTCTTGATAGACATTAGCAACTTCTGGAGGAGTGAAGCCAGCCTGTGGACCTGTCTCAAATACTGTTTGTTCAATGGGATCTAAATTCTTAGAACCACCAAGTAAATTCTGTAGTTCTTTACTTATATTATTCTGTTTTGCCATTTAAATCTCCGAACATGTTTGGATACTTTGTCATTGCTGTGTAAATACTTTCAGCAAGTTCTTGTTCATTAGTAATACGCTTGCTAGCAATCTCTCCCTTAAGACCACGCATAATCTGATCTTGTGGGCTGCTTTCAGCGTTAATTGAAAAAGCCTCACCCCAACGATCAAGAGTATAAAAGCCTTGCTCAAGAAGTTTAGTAGACTCCATAGCAGCTTGTCTTTCTTGCATTGAGATGACTGAGCGTTGTGCTGATAGTTTCATATCAACAGCTTGCTTGATTGGATTGATTGCGCTGTCTCTAACTAAGACTTGCTCAGCAAATGATGGCGCACCAAACTGATCTTTTGGAAATACTTGTTGTCTATTTTCAACAGCAAAGCCGGGAATAAAACCTGTATTCTGTCCATAGATTCCAATGCGACCATTAACAACATTAGCAATATCAAACAAATTTAATTGCTCTAGTCTTACAAAGTCAGCAGTATGCTGTTCAACAGAAACATCTGGATCAAGATCATTCTTCAAAATAAAGTTATTTACTTTATCTGATAATGACTTACTGTAGACTTGATTAGCTTTGCTTAGATTAGCATTGGCAACTGTTGTTGATAACTTTGCCAACTCAGGTTCCAATACGGATCTTGCCCATGTTGGTGAGTTGTCAATACGATCTCTCAAAAAGAATTCTTTATTGGAGACACCATTAATTAAATTGGTTTCGTTTAAAGTTACATTAACAAAGTCAGACTGTGCGCCTTCTAATCCCCGTGGATGCATGTTCTCATAGGTTTTCCAATATGTATTTCTAGCGTTATTGGACATACCATCAATATTAATATTCTTCTTCCAGTAGTTAAAACGACTGGCTGGATTATTTGGATACATGTTGGATGCGACTTCAGCAACTTGCTTGATCTTTGCGACATCCTGTATATCAATCATATCTTGTTCTTTGGCTTCTGGTATTGTTGTCCCTGATACGGACTCAGAAGCAATCTTCTGCAAAGAAGACATAAGATCTTTCTTAGCCATTAACTACCTCCAATACTCATTGTTGGGGTGTAGGAAGTACTACCCATTCCTGTGTAAGCTGGCATAGATGCTCCTGCATTATAAGCACTAAAAGCTGTATTCATCATACCCATAGTCCAATTAGCAAGACCACCAGCCATACCGCCTCCAGTAGATGGTGGCGAGCCACCACCACTTTGACCGGGGAAACCATACTTAGCACCAGCACTAACAAATGCAGAGGCTCCAGATAGACCAGCCTGAATTAAACCAGTTGTCAGAGCAGTGCTTGAGTTGTCTACAATACCACCCTTAGCTGGAATAAATACGCCTAGATCTGGGGCAATAGACGAAACTCTTTGAGAAAGTCGTGCTTGCTGTTGTGTCACAATATCTTGATATGCACTTCTATGGTTGAGTTTTAAAGCAGCCATATTATTACCAAGCGATTCAATGTTCTGTCTAAACAAAGCTCTGGCTGTTCCACTTGTTGGATTCATTCCTCGGCCTGTCGTTGCTGCCAAGAACTGTGCGTTTACCTGAGCAGTTTGTTTGCTTAGTGTACTCTTTTGATTTGAAAAAGACTTATCTAAATAAAGCTCGGCCATTGCTCGTTCTTTATTTGCAGCCTTTTCAATCTGAGTATTTCTTTCAAGATTGGCTTGAAACTGTCGCATTGTATTACGATCTTGTGCTTGTTTCTGCCATTGATTCTGGAAGTTAGCATTACGCTGTTGAATTTCAGCAGCCATTGCCTGAGACTCAGCCTGACTTGATTGCCCAAAAGCGCCCATAATACCGGAAGCTAAAGACATTACGCCCATTCCGATTGCTACTGGCATGATAATCCTCTTTCTATAAATGAGAGAATACTATTTATGGAAGAATCTAAGTCTTCAGTATACACTCTCATAACTTGTTTATTGTTCAGTGATGATAACCACTGCTCTGTATTTTCTATGAATGGAAGTAGTAAAGAAGATGGTGAATCTAAAGATAGTAACTGGTTATTTAGTTTGCACTCGTCTTTAAATACTTTGTAAAGACTGGCAACTTGAGCTACTTTATCCTTACGCTCAAGAGCAACAACACCAGCTATTTTATTAACATCAATGTCTAAATAAGAAGGATACCATAGCTTAACCAAACAGTTATTGATTGTTGGATCGTATACAATAGCATCCCAATATCCATCTACATTGTGTTGTTCGACTGTAAAGTTAGGTATAAACTTATAACCATGTATTGGTATTCCTTTTTGTTTTGCTTGCTGCATAACAAATGATGTTCCTGTCCGTGGGCCTAAGCCTGTTACAATAACTATACTCATCTTCGTTTACGGTTTAAAATAGATTTACCAAACTTATTTTCTTTTGGTTCTTTCCCATTCAGTAGGACAGCACCAGAGATTCTATCACCTAGAATACCTAGGGATCTCTTGTTGCTCATCCAATCTTTTACTTTATTCTTATAATCTTCTTCTTGTCTATTGATCATTTCTCTTTCGGGATCAACCGCAAGAGCTTCAGTCCAATAGGATACAGCAGCAGCGAGTACATCTACACGGTCATCGTGCTTTAGTGCGCCACGCTTTTCCTGCATTCTAGTAATTTGAATTTGATTATCTTTATTTTTTAATACTTCGGTATCCATAACTAATCTATGCTGTGCCATAATTGGCTCTAGTATATTAATTATTCTATGTTCCTTTTGTCCTGATACTTTGAATTCTTCAATACCAACAGCACCACAATTCTGCATTACGACAGGTGTAAGGATCTTGCCAAACATACCATCACCGTAGTTAGACTCATACCTTACGAGATTAATGTCGTACTGATTAATCAACTTACAGATTTGTTTAAGTGTTGGTGTATCATAGCCACCCTGAATACCTAGTAGTTCATGGATGACAACATAACCATGAGCGAACGATGCAACGCATACCGCAGTTTCATCCGCGCCTCTACCAGATGGGTCGATAAACAATACAGTCTGTGAATACGGGACAAACTTAGGTTCAATGTGCATTGGTTCATATACAAGATCTCCTTTCATACCAAAAGAAGAAACTCTTCTATTTACCACGCTCTTAGCATGAACAACTTTTACCGGAAAGACTTCTGGATCGACATCAATAACGATGATGTCTTCCAATCTGAGGGGGTATTTCTTGTTGTCAGCTGAAGTCGTTTTGAGTTTATAGTGGAGTTCAAAATTTGTAGGACCAATCTTTGCTTCAAGTTCAGCAAGTTTCTCATCCGAGAATCGCTCTGGCTGTGTCGAACAACCCGGCTCCATGCCCAACTGCAACACATAGGAATCAACATCTTCAACATCCTCTGCATTATCCAAGTCTGGCATGACTGCCGGAAACTTGATAATCTTGTAGATACCACCTAGTTTGTTATATACAGAGTCTTTGGATTGTGGTGTACCAAGGAATCTGATAGAGCAGTCTTCACCTTTGTTCTTGACATTCTCAAGCTCAAGGCAACGCTCCCATAATTTTTCTCTAGCCTGTGGGCTATCTGAGTTCTCAGGAATCTCTACATCGTCACCAATGATCTTGTCTGCGTGTAGACCTGTGATCTGGGAAGTAATACCTCTAGCGGTAACGGATAGATCCTGAGTGAATTTAGTTCTACTGTTTACATTAAAACCAAAAGCACTATCCTTATCGGACTCCTTTGGTTCTAGGTTTGCCATGTATGGAACCAGAGTTAAAATGTTTCTGGCCTGAGATACAAACTTAATTGCCTTATCCGCTGTAGCAGAAAGTACAAGTATTGTTGTATTGGGATTCCGTAGTAGAATCCAAGATACATAACAAGCTGTGATTACACTCTTACCAGCACCACGCCCTGCCTGTAGGATATGATCACTTGGACCTTCCTGTAGACGGTTAGCTATGGCATACTGGAGAGGGGTGGGTTCACCTAAACCCAAATACTTAAAACAAAAATAAAGGTGATTGCGGAAGTCGTCTATGACCTCTGGGGGTGGCTTCATGGTTTGCCTCCTAATGGCCCTAGAATGGCCTATAAACGGTTTTAATGTGTTCAGGCTATCTGGGTAGCCTCGGCATACGAAAAACCCTAGGGAGCAATTAAGCCCCCTAGGGCGAACTTTTAAATCTGTGAGGACTTAAACTTGAATGGCATCTTGGCCTTCATGCTATCCTCAAGGGTATTGAGGGTACTGGAGGGGATGCCATCTAGCACCTCCCGGTTGTCGTTTACCACGCCACGAATGACTTGGTATAGTCCGGGGGTACTCTTTGTATCGTCCTTGAGATCGTCTAGTAGACGCTCAATAAGACGAGAGTTCAATAAATTGATTAGTTCTGGATTCACTTCTTCTTGAACAACTCAGGAAGCTTACTTACGGGAACGACTGAACCCGCAACATAGCCTACTACGAAGAGCATGAGAGCAAACCAAACTGAACCTAGGAATGATTCCATAATTATTATCCTTCTACTTTCTTATATGCAGCATTGAATGCGGGATCTGAGGCCCGTAGTACTGCAATTGCTTCACGAATTGTTGTGGGGTCTGTTTCATCCTTGGCCTCGGCAAGCACCTTGGCCTGTTGAATCTTCTTCTCTGGGATGAATAGACCTAATGAATAAACGATTTTTTGAATTAGAGTTCCGACACCTGTGTACCACAACAACACACAGATACCAATGATAGCCAAGGCTATGAAACCATAGCTTAGCATATCTCCCCACCACGGCGTAATGTCTTTTACATTGCCAACGGCTCCTGCTATGTCAGCAGACTCACCAAGAATATTATGGGCATGCTTGTGAGCAGTCTTAATATCCGTGGTTTGAATGATAGCCATAGCTTCTTGTTGAATATAGTGATTGCTTGTGGATATCTCCTGTGTGGAAGAACACCCAGCCAAAGCAATCAATGAGAATAGATAACGCATTACTTAGACTCCAGCATTTCTACACGATAGCGTAGTGCCTTGAGATCTCCTATGACGGTTATGATACTCTTTCCATTTTCAATATCAGCCTTTACTAAGTCTTTGGTTATTTCCTTGAGTTGTCTAAGCTCATCGGCATTAGATTCAATCAAAGCTTCTCGCTTACCTAGTCTGACAATCACAGTGACCACACCAATGGTGAGAATAGCCAACTGCATAAACGAAACAAATATTGCAAGGTTATTCTCTGTCATTGCTTATCCTTTAAGTTAGTCTAGTAATAAGAATTTGTGCATATCTACCAGCTGTTCCTGTGGCTACACCAGCATTTCTAAGTTTTGCTATTGTAAAAGACCCAGCAGTTTCAATAAAAGGACCAACAGTGTATGCAGCTGCAGCAATACCAAGATTTTGTAATGTGACGGCATCTGTAAGAGAGTGAGCAACAGCACTAGGAATACTCTGTTTTTCTGAATCAAAGTCCCAAGTATGAGATGTACTGCTACCAACACCATAAAAAGCACCTGTGGTGACTAAGAATGTTCCAGTTCCAGTTATAACAACACCTGAGTTTCTACAATCAACACCATTAGCTAGTGTAATTTTTAAAAGAGTGGGTGTGTTAATAGTGAAAGATGAAATATTAACATTTATAGTTTGGCTTTGTGCAGTAATAGCCGCTGTTACTAAAGTGCTAGTTGGTTTTAAAGTATCTACATAACCCTTAGTGGCTGCATGATTAGCTACAGTAGGTGTAGCAACTCCGCTGATTACACCGTTTACTGTTAGTGTACCATAGATAGCAGAGTTACCATTGGTACTTCCAGCAGTACCAGTAGTTAAACCACCAGCAGTAATGGTAACACCATTTGTTTCTACAGTAAGACCGTTCTTAATAGTTGTTCCACCAGTACCAGCAATTGTCAATCTATCTGTGTTATTTGTTTGAATAGCAAAGGTATTAACAGTACTTGTACCAAGGGTTTGAGGAGTAGCGCTGACTGCTCCGTTTGTAGGCATGAAACCGCTGATACCAGCGATTGCAGTATCTAGCACACCCTTAGTAATCACTGCATCATTAGCAGTAGTGACTGTTGTGTTTGTAGCATTTGATACTATATAAGCCTTACCACTGGCAGGGGTGCGAAGAATAATATCTCCTATACTGCTTACACCAGCAGCAGTACCAAGACGCTCAATGGAGGTTGTGGCTAATGCGGCTGTATTATTAAAGGCAATCTTACCCGCAGCTGCGCTTAGAGCAAGGCTATCACCAAGGGTTACTGCTCCACCTAGTGAGGTGGTGTTGCTACCAGTGACAGCCAATGAACCAGCAATACTGGTGTTATCATTGATTGTTGTGGTTCCGCCTGTAGAATCTAAAATTAGATTACCAGAAGAAGTATCAATCTGATTTGCAGTATTGCTAATACGGATATTACCAAGAGTAGCAGAACCAAACTGAACATCACTAGTAGTACCGATATTTTGTGGTAGCGTTAAAGCAACTGAATCAACTGTTCTTGTTGCAGTTATTGCGTTTGCTCCAGTACCAGTAACAGCAGTTACCGCTTGACCAGCAGCAAGGGTAGTAGATATTGTAATATTACTTGAACCATCAAATGCCGTAGCACTACTTGTTACTGCTCCAGACAAAGTAATATTCTTTGTAGCAGCTAGCTTAGTAGCAGTTGCTGCATTACCAGTAATAGAACTATCTGTAAAAGCAATATCCTTGGTTGTGCTACCATCAGTGCGTAACTTTAGTGTACCACTTTGATTCCAAACATCGCCAATAACAGGAAAAGTTGGGGCCACGCCTGAAGGCAAGTTTAGACTTGCAATGCTTGTGGTTGATGCAACTGCGGTTAGCTTTCCACTCATAGACTGAGTACCATCGCGTAGCACGGTTAAACCACGCAGGTCATTCACTGCCTTAGAGTTAGCTAGTGTTGTAGTAGAAGTACTACTAGTAGAATCACTTCGGGTTACTGAAATTAAACCACTTGTATTTGTCAAGCCAGCGGTATCATCAATTCTAACACCACCAAGTTGTGTTAAGGATGCTGTAGGTAAAGATAGCGCACCTGTTGTGGTGTTTAAATTCAGACCACTTGTAGCAACAGCAGCAACCATTACTTGACCAAGGGTAGAGTTTCCAGCAACTGAAGTAACACTAACAGTACCACTAGCAATAGAAAGACCAGTACCAATTTTAATACCACCAAGTTGAGAAGCTGTAGCAGTATTAAGAGTAATATCTCCTGTACCACTATTGATTAGTAAACCACCAGCTGTAGGAACTTGAACTAAACCTAGTGTAGCAGCACCAGCAATACTTGCTGAGACTGATCTAGATGTTCCAAAGTTTCGGATAAAGACAGAACCAGATGGAGTGGTTGTACTTTCTAAGTAAACAATTATTTTTTTAGGGCTTACGCCTGTATCTAAACGGAAGAAACGACCAGCTGCTGCTGGAATCGCTGTGCTTGGAATATAAATACGACCTTGTGAGTCGGTCACTATTACCATTTCTGCGGTGGTTGCTGCAAGAGTAGCTAAAGAAAACTCATATGGTAAGTTTCCATTTACTATAGTACCAGCAGTAGGCCAAGCATTTGTAAAGGTTTGTGGATCTGTGACAGCCTGACCATAAAGAGTAAGGGCTTGTACATATCCGTAGTTTACAGCATCATTAGCGGCTAGCGAACCACCAGAACGCATTGTAACATTAATGATTGGGTTGCTATTAGCGTTAATAAGACCGCCAGAAATAGCCAAAGCATTGGCTTCTAAATAACCTCTTGTGACTACATCTTGAGCACTTGTTGGGTCTACAACATTACTAATCTTTTTAGTACCAGCACTAAGAACGCCACCTGTTAGGAATACGGAATTAGTAGCTAATCGGTTATCAATAACGGTGTTAAGACCTGAAGTTAAGGTGTAGTTTGTGTCTACATAATTCTTAGTAACAGCGTCTGTAGAAAGAGTAGGCTCACCTAAAAGTAGAATCTTTTGGTTATTAAGACTTACAGCTGCTGTAGGCGCAGTCATTTGATCAAGTCTATTTGCTTGGACTGCGGTATTAAAATTGGAAACATTACTAGCTGTAATACTACCACCAGATACAGAAGTCACACGACCATAGGTATCGACAGTAATGCTGTTGGGGATGCTAGTAACACCTGCAGTTACTACTCCCGATGGGAGGTTAGCTGAAGTAAGAGCACCAGTAATTGCACTAGCATTAACAGCAGGAATATCTGTTGCAGTTAGTGCTCTCTCAGAGGCTGCTGTGATACGACCAGTACTGTCCACAGTTACCTGTGTTAGCACGGTAGTACTATCACCATAAGTACCTGCAACTCCTCCAATAGTTGGAAGATCTGCGGCAACAAGGTTGCGATGACCAATAGAAGTAATTCTGCCCTTAGTATCTACAGATGCGTATAGCATGTTATTGGTATTGCTACCAGAGCTAGCACCAAAGGATGTGGTTGAACTCAGGCTGTTTGCTACAGGAAGAGCATCAGATGGCAGGACATAACCCTGACCAGACGCATTGGAAAGCTTTCCTAAAGAAAGACTGCTATTGGCGATTAGTGCAGCGGCTAGTGTACCTGTTGTTAGGTTGCTGGCATTGCTAATCTGGCTAATAGTTGCTGCATCTGTAGCAGACACACCATTGGCTAGATTTGTTAGCTTAAGACCACCAGCAGTATAGTCTCCGGTAAATGTAGGAGGAGTGGTAGCAACACCAGTTCTGTGTAGTGTGCCATTAACTATAGCATTGCGTAATGTTAATAAATTTGTAGCAAATGTTTGAGCAAAATAACTTAAATTACCATCAGAAATCTGAGTTCCATACTGCGTTAGCGCAGGGGAATTCATATCCTTAATGTAATTATTATTCATCTTAAAGTCAGCTTGACCGAGGAATGGACCATCTACGGCATTCTCGTCATATTTTAGAATAGCTTCATTACGAAATCGTGCAACAAGTTCCTGTACAATGTACTTTAACTGATCAAACTGCAGATTTAACTGTGTTGTGGTCAGGCGAGTACCGGGAGCAAAGGTAACAATGCTGTTGATTGATGGGGTTTTACGGCGAATGTAGACTTTATCTGCTTCTCTAACAGGAGGACCAGCTGTAGATCCTGCCTGTACAGTGGGAATTAATAAATCCTCTTCGCTTTCTATAATGTAAGTTCTAGAATTTGGGTAATATAATCCATTATCTTCGAAGGTAGGTATTGTACTAAGGTCTACAAATGTTAGTACCTTTGTTTGCTCATTGATTGTATACCAGTTTTTTGGGAAAATAAAAATCTGCCTACGATCAGCAATTGTAAAACCATATCCACCAAATTTAGTATCCGTTCCTGTATCAAAAATACGCTCTACTTCAATTTGATCAATAAGAGGAACATTAGGTAAAAAGCTTAGTGTACTTAAATCAAATGTACCTGCAGAAATTGATGGGTTATTATTCCCATCAAAGATCAGGGTTGTTGTAGCTATATTTAAATTATCATATGTTGTCATATGTGTCTCCGTTAAGTATCAATGGTTGTGTATTTCTGTTTGAACTTGCCCTTGAACTCCATATTTGTAATGTTTACTGGAGTGGGGTATTCGCTAGAAATAGATATAGTAGTTGAGTCTGAATAACCCATAATCTTTGTGACAAACTCACCCTGTACTTGAAAGATTTCAAGTGGAAGAGTGTCTTCATAGGCTGTGTATTCAGGTCTAGTTGGAATATAGCTTGTAGTGAAAGCTGTTCTTCCTCTATGAGTAACTTCAATATCATATGGTCCCGTATAGTAGTGTCTAAAGACAGCACTACGGATATTTAGTACACCATCAATGATGTTGTTATTTTCATCTCTTACAAACAATGTACTAAGCTCTACTCGCATCTTAAACTTAATACCAATATACACATAGTAATTTGATACTGCATAGTTTGCACCCAAAACCACAATCTCTGTGTATGGATTAGAGCTACCATCTACTTTGTTTGTTACAGAAATGGGTTGAATAGAAACATTACTTAGATCTTCTTCAGTAGAATTTCCATTGTTGTACCATCCTTTAAACAGTACAACGAAATATTTGGTAGCATCCGTAATATCAGTATGACCGGGAATACGATAAGTAGTTGTTGCTGTGTATGGATCATACTTAGCATTATAGTTGGTTGGTTGATCATCTGAATTAATGATCTTCATCTTAAACATACGGTCAAGACGAGGAACATAAACATCTTCATTTAACATTAGATTTCTATATAGATAGTAAACATAAGAAGAACTATTCGCACTAACTAATCTTTTGCTAACAACATACATATGACTATCATAGCACTGAAGGGTTTCAATAGACTCTTCATCAGCTAACATATATCTATAGAAAGAGTTTTGAATAACTCTGTCACCACTGAATCTATTAATGTAACCGTAAATATGATTACGATTTTCATCATCAATAAACAACAATGTATCTTGTGCAGGAGCGGTAGCCGCTGCTCTGTACTGCCGTGGTAGATATCCAGCGGCTTGGCTAGATACTTCAGCAGCTGAGGCATAGCCCATCGTTCCCTTGCCTGTAAATAAAAATAGACGCTGTGAGTCAAAGAAGTACAAGCGAGATCCGATGAACTGTGGATCTAGAATAGGAGCAGTGCCATAGTATGTAACAGGGGCAACAGCCACATTGGTTGGGGACATCTCTTGACCATTGGCAGACATCAATTGGAATTGGATGTTTGCTTTGGTATTAATAAACATATACTCTTCAAAGGGAGTCATACTTGTGATCTCACAATAATTATTTGAAGAGACACGAATATCAATAGGATCAGTAATTACAAGATTAGATGGATCATCATAGAATAAGTTTTCGTATTCTCCCATCTGAGATGAGAAGATGACATCATCCGCAGCAAACCAAAGTCTATCTTTGAATACTGCAATGCTTGTAATTGGAACATGTCTCAACGACTTTCTATCGACAGTCTTAAAGATACTTGGACCGGGATTAGATTTCTTGTCACCGGAAGTTCGTGGAGTCCATTTGATTGGTTCCATCTTCCAATCAGTTACATTAGATGCTGAGATAGTTACCACTAGCTTCTGAGGCATTCGTCTTGGATCAAGATATGAATGTTCGTCTGGTGTTCTTACCTTCTGTAGATAAGGGCGACCTGTAGTTGTGATTTCAGTTGAATGTGGGGCTGTGTTTGTTTTATAAATAACTCTAGTTGAATCTGCTGTATTATAATAAAACTTTTGATCAGTTGGATTCCAAGAGATAACTCTGTAGAAACCAGAAGTTGAATTTAAATATGGATTAACCATAAAGAAAATCTTACCACGACCCTCAATAATACCATTTAAATCTGTATCAGGATCATATAAAGACTTAAGCATTAATCTTGCTTTGTCATCTGTAGTCGCAGTAAGCTTTGAGTTATTAGAGTACCAATCATCTGCCTCAGGTGGTAATTTTACTTCCGAAAGATCGTCTACCTTTTGACCAAGGTATTGTTGAGTTGACTCATAATAAAAGTAATCATCTACTGAGATATAATCGGCACCGGTAACTGCAATTGAATAAGTTGTTGTAGTATCAGGATGAGCACCGGGCCATGAAGCAACAGAAGCTTCTCTTGTACTACCTACATAATCTGTAATAAGAACAGCTGTTGAGCTTGCTCCAGTACCACTAGTTAGAGTAATATACATACCATTATATGTATCATCTACAGCAACAGCTGTTGTTGCTAATTGGATTTTTGTATTTGATCCAGAGCGTGCTAAGCCTGTAACTACACCGGGTTTCCACCCAAGAAGAATATCATCAGCTGTTGCTGGCTTTTCATCATCTCCAGTATCATATACTTTCATAACTTTAGATGCAGTATAGTAAGTAAGCTTACGACCCTCAATATCATCATTTGCTGTGACAACACCATTGAGATCAAATAACTTACCACCAGTAGCACCACTATCCGAACTAAAACCAGCTCGTACATTCTTATTTAGAATAACAATACTTGATCCTAAAGAAACAGCTTTAAGAGATTCTTTAGCTGTCTTGTTATTAGGGTTGTGTGTGATGTATGCTCTAGTAACTAAACTTACCTTACCACTTGCAGCGGTCTGTGTGGCTGGGGTTAGATCTTCCCAAGATCCTGTGGGGTATACACGGAAGATATAGAACAATTTATCATTATCAGCTGTTGCATCAAAGTCAACAACAACTAAAAAGGTATTGTCTTCATTAATGCTATACCAATAGTACCACAGATCATGGTCTGGAGGAACAGCGGCTAATGAATATAAATCAAGACGAATTGAGTTTGATCCTATGTCCCATGATGAAGCCGTAGTTACAGTCTTCTGTGGAACAATTTCAAAGCCGGGACGCTTCTCAAAATTACGCTCTAGGGAGACTAGAGCATTGTCAATATTCTGTGCTTCATTTGGCTGGCGTCTATTGGGAGACTGTCGCCCTACACTATTTAGGGAATAAACAGGTAGATTAGTTGTAACTAAACCAGCCCGTGGTCCTCGTCTTCGTATAGCCATTAAATTCCTCCGGTACGCCAGTACCTAAATCTGTTTGGATCACTAAAGTAACGAGAGCGCATTGCTGCATCTCTAAGAATACTTGAGGATGAAAAGATGTTTTTCTTCTTGTCATTCACATCTGAGGCTTTGCCTTTGATACTATGGAGTTGTTCCTGATATCCTAGGAAAGCATCAGTTGCTTCGTCACCTTGGGTAATACTCTGGTAATGACGCATAGCTGTAGCAAGGATAGCTCGCTGTGCTGCAGTTTCCAGATTCTCCCAAGGAAGTTTCATTGTATATTCAATATAGTAAGGACCAGACTCATACTTCCAGATATCTGTATTATCTGTAATATTCCACAGTCTAGCAGGAGAAGAATTAAATAATCCTCTTGCTTTAATGATAGTCATACCATCTGCAGCAAAATGATTTGAGACTAGCTCAAGCGCTAGAATACCTTCTTCATCACTATCTGGTGTAGGAAATACAATTGTACCATTAGCGGTCAATTCATATTTCTTAATAAATTTATTTGAAGCAAGACCTCTTAACTGATAGTCAAGACTAGTCTGCTCTAGAATTGTGTCGGCAATACCAGTATCAATACCCGACTCACCTTCTAGGTCGGCTACAAGGTTTTCACCTGAAGCCAACAGCATTTGGTTAATTGCTTGTAACTTAGTAATTAAGCCCATATAGCCTCCTTAGAAAAAAAACCACCCGGCTCCCACTTAAGGGAGCCGGGGGTAGATAATGATCACCTCCTCTTCAAGCTAGGTTAGTAAACAAACTAAACCCCTTTCAGAAGTGGATAAGATCATTAGGCAGTTACAGCGTACTCTGCACCGAAGCCAGAAGTACCAAAGATAGCAGCTAGCAAAGCGCGAGTATTAATCTCGGCAGACTCATTAGCAGCAGCAACGCTGGTAGTACCAACGAGAAGCTGGCAAAGTTCTGGACGGAGGATACCAGTACCCTTTAGCATACTTGCTACGGTAAACTGGGTGTTGCGACGAACATCCTGTACAGTATCAACCTTCATTCCCTGTAAGGATAGACCAGCAATTGCTTCTGGCTGGAAGATCATACCGAAGATGTTTACAGTGTTGCAAACTAGGTTGTACTTAGCCATACCAATTGAAGCACCAGTAAGGTCAACACGAGGAATGTGGTTGGTCTTGATGATCTTGACGCCCATGTAATCAAGGGTATCAGAGAGCTGATTCATACCAACGCTGATTGGCGCACCAGCACCGTACTCATCATTACCAGTGAAGAGTGGATTATTTCCATAGTTATTAGTAGCGGCAACTACGTTAGATGTACCAACAACACCAGCACTTGTAACAGCAGTAAATGCTGAACGAGGAATACCAAGCGCACGAATGACTTGGAAAACCTTTGGAGTTACAGCGCAATAAACATTCTGAACAGGGAAATCATTCTCTTGCATAAATACAAGATAGTTTTCGATTGCCTGTAGAATGTTAAGTGCAGCTGTTTCAGTGCAGCCACTAACAGCAACACCAATAGCTGAAGTAGTAGTATCAACAACTACTGGAGCGGGGAAGTTTGCTGCTGTAAAATTACGGGGATCTGAAGCAAGTGGAGCCACTACGCTAGCAGCAATGAGAGTAGAAACAATCTGACGGTCACGGGTGTTAGCGAGCTGTACACCAGTCTGACGAGCTAGTTCTGAGCGGTAATCCCACTGACTAATAAGCATGTCGATGTTATCTGTCTCAAAGTGAGCAGCCATTGGACGAGCATCAAGGTTTACCTTGAAGGTGGTTGAAGTTGAAGCACCACCACCAAGCTCAATACCAGCATTCCAAGATGGGTTTAAAGTGACAGTACCAGTAACTGGGAACTCATAAGAGTAGCCGCCAGTAAGACTCTTGGTTGTGATTAGATTTTCAAATACATTGTACTGATCGTAAGTATTGATTACTTCACCAGACCAGAGTGGTAGCCAAAGCTTGTTAGCTCCTGCTGCTCCACCTGCTGTAGCTGCACTTATTGATGTACGCTGTAGTGCAAAATCGCTTGCTCCAATATTATCGCCTGAAATTGGCATAGTATTAATTCCTTATATAAGTAGACTAAAAAGTTGAGACAATAAAATAAACTCAATCGTTCGATTATTCCTAAAGGAGTCTACTTGTTTGAGTGAGTCCAGCCAAGGGTCATCCATTACCTCTCGGGGGATTTACCCATAGGCTGTTCTCAGTCAATCCGTTGTCTCGGAACGGATTATTTGGGTAGTTTTGTAAAGTCGGTTCGTAACATCCGCTGTTCAACATATTCGCGGAACTTTGGATTAAGTTCAAACCGTCTATCATTCCGCTCAAACATGAACTCTCGCTTAGTTTGGTAAGCGGTAATTCCTTGCTGAGTGCTTGCCATTGGAACTTGTCCTCTGGCTGTTTGTTTTGGTTCAGCAGCCTTGCTTGTCCCTGTAGCCTTGGCAAACTTTGCCTGTAGGCCATAGAGAGCAACATCCCAAGAAGGTGATGCGAGGTTCTGATTGATTGCATTCTGTTCGGCTTGGGTAAGATTCTTACTTGCCCAATCAAACATCTTTGCTAGTTGATCCTTTCCACCAATAAGCTCAGCAGCCTTGCTATAAGCAATCTCTAGCTTTGCCTTTTGACCTATCATATATTCACTAATAATAGATTCTGGTAGATTGGTCTTCTTTTTAATCGTGTCTAGAGTTTCAGTAGATAGATTATTATTAGTAGCGAACTCAACAGTCCACTGCTTCCAATCATCTTCGGTAGCAACAGCTGGAGTTTCAGCTTTAACTTCTTCTACCTTCTTCTCTGGAATCTTCAGAACTTCTGGTACGACAGGAATCTCTTCCTTTGTTGGAGCAGCTTCCTGTTTGACTGGGTTTGCTGTAGTGGGATTCTGCTCGTACTTCTTCTTTAGATCTGCTACTTCCTGCCGTGACTTGGTGTATTCCTTTTGAGCAGTCTTAAGACTTTCAAACCAAGCTCCTGCGTCCTTAAAGTTTTCAGGAACAGCCATACCTTGGTTTCTTACATAAGCGTCAAAAGCAGCCTTCTCACGGGAGAGAATAGCATCCTCTGCTGTCGATGTAAGAGATTGTTCCTGTGATACTACTGGAGTCTCGTAAGATTGTTCCATCATATCGGGAGTCTCTTCATTCATAGTGTGTGTCTTTCGTTAGGGTTAAAAATTAATAAGACTTCTTCTTAGCAGCCATCTTCTTAACAGCTGCCATCTTCTTTTCAGCAGCCTTCTTGACTGCCTTCTTCATTGGTTTCTTCATTTCTTTCCTTTCTTTGGGTACATTATTTTTTGTGCGTCTTTACCAGTGCATGTTGTGGTCTTACCACAGTTACACTTATATGTTTTCTTTGCCATTATATAAATATCCTGTATGGAATTGATGGAGGTGGATCGACCTGAGGAAGAGCATCTATCTGTTCTTCGGTTAATTCAAAGGTGACACGAATATTAGTATGCCAGCGTGTATCTGTTGTGCTAGGGAGCGTAATGACCATATCCTCACCTTCGCCCTCAGTTATAGCTGCCTTTGTGATTGTACCGATGTGGTCAACATAAACACCTGAAACTGGAAGTTTAACTTCTTGTCCATCAATTGTGTGTATTTCAAGTAAAGCAGCATTAATCAAAGCTTGTTCCATTTGTTCTTTTGTATTTGCGCGGAGTAGGTAGTCCATGTTTTTATCCTGTGGTGAGGGCTTGGAGGGTGGCGTTTGGAAGGTTGGTTGGCCACACCTTCACCTGCCGAATCCAGCCATACGGTCGCAGAGCTGGTGACGCATCAATGTAAAACTTCAGCGCGTTGATTCCGCTGAGTGTCCCCGCCGCTTGTGCCGGATTGCTGACGGTTCCGCCGTTTCGACAAGCAGCCGTGTTGCTTGTTCCCGGAGCAAACGCGATTGCCGTCTTGAATCGCTGCGATGCACCAGTTGGAGATACCGTAATAGAACTGACTCCATCCACAATTGCCACATCCCGACGCAAAGACACGCGATTGGAGGATGTTTGGCTTCCCAAGCCGTTTCCAAGTTCAATTCCACCGTTTGCATTTGCCAATGCGGAGTGCGTGATGTCTGCAAACAGCGTTCCAGTCTGCGTGGATGCGCTGTACCAAGACGAGAAGTTTGTCCCGTCCATATAGCAGGTATCCTCTGCCCTGCTCCCCTGACTTGCCCCGCTCGGGATGTACGAGGATGCGCCAGCACCCGCCTCAAGTTGTGCGCCCCAAATGTAGACACCGCTTCCGGTGGTTCCGGTGTATGAGGTAGTTGTCCCGTCCGTTGAAAGTCGGAATTGAACATTGATGTTCGTCAGCGTTGGAGTTCGCACCACGATGCGATACCAGTTGTCCGGATATTTTGTGATCGCTGAAACACCAACAGCCGATTCTGAAACAACTGATCCGCTACCGGAAAGGTTGAACATCCCGAATGCGCCGCTGCCGCCGTTATCAATGATTTGGATGTGCTGCCGTTCGGCAGCCTTCACAAATGCAGAGATCGTGTAGACGCTTGAAGTCAACGATGAGTAGACAATCAGCGGAGCGTGTAATCCAGCCGCGTTTGTTTCCTGAATTTTCACCACCGTGGTACTGATTCCCGCCGGATTGGTTGTCGTTACTGTTCCGCGAGTGGTATTTAGAGCCGAGAAATTCCAATTGTTTGCCGCGCCTGAAGTCTCAAATGACTCACTCCAGTAGAACAGATTGCTCGCGCTTCCCTCAATCAGCAGCCCGCGAGGCGTGGGCGGCGTAGTGGTGGGGTCGTAGTCGAAGCGGGGGGCTTGGTAGACGGTCGTGGTCGTTCCGTAGTACGGCGATGCGGTTGTTCCGGCATTCATCTGCACGCCCCACATGAACAGCGTTGTTCCAGATGTTGGCGTTCCAGCCGTGTCCGGATAGAACAGCAATGAACCACCGGAAACTGGAGCAGTCAGCACAATCTGGATCAGCGTCCAAGTGGTAGTCAGATTCGTAATCGAGAACAAGGTACTACCAGAAATCGTCGCCGTTCCACCTGACACCACGGAACAGGTTCCCGTCTGGAAACTTACATTGAAGTATCCAACGTCAATCCTCGTGGCCGTACCTGCGCGGATCCAAAAGCGAATCGTGTGCGGCACTCCAGATGTAATGGTCGGGCTTTGAAAAACTGCGCCGTTTGCATTTCCAGCCGTCACTCTGGATGATGTTGGCCCACCGATTGGGTTTGTTGTTGCAACATCGAGAACCTGTACAGTTCCTCCTTGAATAGTCCACGGTGACGTTTGCAGAGACTCGCTCTGTCGAATCAAGTTCGCATCGGCATACTGCACGTACCCCTGCGAGTTGATGAAGGTGGCGTTGGTGCTGCGTGTAAATGTTAGGCGTGGGTCAAGTATTCCTGTAGTAAAATCTAATGACAAAGTAGAACCATCCCCACCTTCAGCTGGAAGCAAACGATTTCTTTGCGTTCTCCACTCAGGGGGATCTAAAGTCCAAGAACGAAATCTATGCATTATAATACTCCGTAGAAAGCGTTAGCTGAATTGGCTGCTGTTGCTGCTCCGTGAAAGAACTCAACTTCAACAAGCTCACAACCAAGAGTATCTACTAATACAAAAGCAGTATCTAGAATACCAGTAGCATTGTAAATTTTACCATCACCATTTAATTTTACAATTGTTTGAGGCACATTAAAATTAGTAAATGCTCTAACATCAAAAGTAATGGCGCCAAGTGTTGCATGATTTACACTTGCAGTAAACTGAGTACCAGAGTTAATAGCTGTAATTGTTGGTGTTGCGCCAAAAGCGCCAGCACCAGATGTTTTAACAAGAGTTTGTCCAACTTGTAAACCAGCAGTACTTGCTACTGTTACAACAGCAGTACCTGTAGCAAGAGTAGCTGTTAAACCAGTTGCGGATAAATAATCAAAGTTGTTAGCATAAAGGGTAGCTTGACCTTCAAACAACAACTGAGGAATCTGAGTTGGTGGATTTGAATTAGTCTTAGAATAACCAGTTACTTTAAATTTAATAGGAGAAGTTAATCCAGAACTAGCAAAAACAGGAACTAGTTTCACATAGTTTAAACTTGAGTTTGGAATAATAATAGCACCAGCAGATGTAGCAATACTAGTTGTTGGTTTATTAGCCCCATAAGCATTCATAACTGAAAGACTTGTTGGAGCAAGAAGTTTCATAGGATCTTGCGCTGTCTTTAGTTGTGTCATTGTGTGTGTATGAATCATTTCTTTTTCTTCCTTTTTGTTTTAGGAAGCTTGCCCTTTGGTGTTTCTTTTTGCCACCGGGCAGCTATCTTTGGATGTACAGCGTACATAAACTTTTGTTGTTGACGAGATTTGAATGGCATTACTCCCACCTTACTTGCTTACCACTCTTTTTGGTGCGAACACCTTTAGCAGTACACATTGATTTGGTTGGGCGACAGGCAGGATACTTCCTACCTTTTTCGCTTGCGCTCTTACGGCCACATGGTTTACCTGTTTTGCAGTCGATCCAACCTTTTCCGTTGTTTCGTGCAAACCAACCATGTAGCCCTTTCTTTTTCTCAAGAGAGAAGTCCGCTTTCTTTTTCTTTTTAGCCATTACTTTTTCTTCTTGGATTTGCTACCCCACTTTGCAGCACCGACTTTACGGCACTGAACCAAAGCACCTGAGGCATAAGCCGAAGGCCACTTCTTATAGCGGGATTTTACTTTGCGATAACATGCATCTTTAGCCATTATTTTTTACACTTTCTACCTTTTGGACATGATGTCTTAGACTTACCGGGTCCACCCCAGAGATCTTTACATGCCCAGTATTGTGCAGAAAGTTTATTTTTTGCAGATCCACACTTATGTCTTGCACGAAAAGACTTACGAGCACCAGCACTATAATTATTACCATAGCCTGTTGCTCCGTAATGAATAATCTTTTCTTGTCCATTAGCACAAGCTTTTACCACACGCTTCTTAGCGGGGTTAGGAGACTTGCGTGGTTGATTGCAAGGCATACTAGCTTTGTTTACTTTCTTAGCCATTACTGACCTCCCATAAAGGCTGACATATCAGCACCTGAATTCTGTAGGACATTCATAATACCCTGTCCACCATTCTGAGCAAGGTCTTGTTGACCAGCAGTTACTGCTAGATTACCTAGCGCACCAGCTACAGCCTGACCACCAGCTTGCATTGTCTGCTGCTGCATCATCATACGCTGCTGTTGCATCTGCTCCATCTGAATATCTTCAGCAGATCGTACCCAATTACGGGCATCAAATCCTAGTGAAGTAATTAATGCTCTTGCATATTCATCCCACTTGAATGACATTGCTGCCTGTTCTGGTAGGTTGCGTACCATCTCACCCATTTGCATAAGCTTCTGAAGATCGGTGTCGCGGCTAAGAGCCTGTAGACCAGTGATTACTTCTACGGATAAAGAACCTTCAGCGTCAAAGAACTGTTCATACATGCGTTGATCTAGTTCTTCAGCTTCAATCATTAAGAAGACTGAACGCTTAACAATTGGTTCCATAAGATCTCTAGCAATAGCAGAGAATGCACCACCTAAGACTGTCTCAAGTTCTGATCCAATCATTCTAACAGCGGTAGCAGTAACGCGATCACCACTAGGAATAGATGCACTAGACATGAGGAAGGCTTGGCCAATCTCACTACGCATTGTTTGCACAGCAGTCTGTGCTGCACCAATCTGTGGATTCATTGTCTGTGATGGAGACAGGACGAATACATCCTGCTGTCGTACAGGAACCCATGAACCATTGGTAGAGTCGGCAATGTCATCTACTTCGGTAATACCGGATGGATCAATACACATCCAGAAAGCTGAAGCAGCGGCCATGCCATCAAGCATTGCGCGTGTATAGCCATCAAGACTTGAGAGATCTCCTAGGATATCTTCGCAGTGCGACCTTCCGTAGTTTTCTCCGGGTATGCCATACCACCGTAGAACCGTTACAGGACAGACTTCGTAGACACCTTCCGCTAGTACTGAACCATCGGAGTCTTCTTTCTTGTACTTCCATACATTATCCTCCTTTAGATACTGGCAGTAGGTAGTCTTATAACCTTTTCTAGAAGACTGAGGAAGTGAATAGTGATAACTAATAACTTCTGGATCTACTAAATCATATTCAATATGAATGATTTCATTTACATCTCCAGCTACAGTACGCTGAACCACATACTGATCCAAGCGGGTAACACGGAACTTAAAATCATCCATCTCATGTACCAAGCAATCTCCAACAACAATTAAGTTTTGAATAGCTTGATAGATTGTTTCTCGTAAATTAGTACCAATAAGCTTTCGGTAAACTTGATAGCTCATTGTTTCTAAGTACTGGCCAATTTCTGCGGTAGGTTCTACACCAGACCGCAGACCAAACTTAAAGAATGGGGTATCATTTAAAGGCATCATTGCCGAAAGCATTCGGCTTGCTAAGGAAGTTACTCCTCTAGCACCAACAGAAGATGTTGGTTGTGGTAATTCCATTTCTTCAGTCCACCCTTCAGGTGGTAGAAGACTGGGAATTGTTAGAGCAGAACATAGTCTTGCTCGGTATAGCTTAGATGTTCGCATAGCATCCAGCATTCGGAAGCGATCAACTAGATTGCCTGTCATTGATAGCTCCTTACTGGTTGTTCATACCGTTGTATAGAGAAGAATAGAAATCTAATGAGCGAACATTAGTACCTTGAATGCCCTGCGTCTGAGTTTCTTCAGCCTGAGCCTGTGCTTCTAATACTGCTTCTTGTTCAGCTTGTGAGGCTTCTTGTATAGCCTGTTCTTCTTCTGCTTTAAGTTTAGACTTTTCAGTCGCTTCTCTAGCAACTCTACGAGTTTCTGCATCTTCAGCAGCTTTTCTTCGTTCTTCTTCTTGTTGTTTTTGGAATTCTCTTTCTTCTGCCATTAGCTGTTGCTGCTCGGCAAAGGTCATTCCACCACTAATCTTAGGTGATCCACCCATATTACTTTCCTCCTTGCTGTTGTTTGAGGACAGCTTTCAGTTTATTGACAACCTCTATCTGTCCTGCTCTGAACGCAGCTTGTCTAGCAAACTTTAGTTCATTAACATCGGGGTCGTATTCTAAAGGTTTATAAAGTTCTTCCAGAATCTTTATTAGATCTGGGTCGATTCTCGGAAACTTTTCTAATTTCATTTGTTAATTCATCTAGCTTAGCGTAGATGTCTTTAAGCATAAGCTTAACTTCGGGCATATCAATACCAGAAGCAAGCGTTAGTTTTGTTTTTGCTGATTGAATATTTGTAACCATAATTTATTTCTTAGATATCTTGCCTTTTAATTCATTTATTCTATTAGTAACTTTTGTCTGATTTCTTTTAGCCTCAGCTATACTAGTTTCTAATTGTTTAGCATAAATTTCTGCATAAGTTTTTTGTAAGCTAGGTGAAGACATAAAACGAGTTGTCTCAACTTCTGTTGTTAGTCTTCTTTTTTCAGCTGACTCTGATTCAGATAATTTAATTGAATAAACGGGAACTGTTCTTTTAGTAACTGGATCGTAATTGTAAGTTACTTCTCTATTTTTTCCTTTAGCTTGCTGCCATCTAGTTAATCCAGAAGCAGTATTAAGATCTACTGCATCATATTGGAATGGATTTACCATTCCTTTACCAACAGTAGGATTTAAAATAGTAGATAAGTATGTTTGCAATACTCCTGATTGAGCTACTTGCTTTTCACTACTCAAAAATTTTGCAATATCTTCTTGCTGTTTTTGATAAGCTAAATTAGCTTTTTCTACTTCACTAATCTGCTGTTCTGTCTTTTGTTCAGCTGTTCTGGCCGCATTAAACACATAAAAAGCAGTATCAGTATTTGAAGCAGTAGAAGCATCACCACCAAGTGTGAACTGAACATCTTTAATGGCAGAATATTCTTTATTATATACATCAGTATATCTAGGAATTTCTTTTGTTGCTAGTTTTTGAGTGCCTGTTTGTTTGAAGTAAGAAGCTTCTCCAATGTCTTTAAAATCTAAAAGACCAGACTGAACTGTTGCTAATTTATTTCCAAGACTACTTAATGAAGAGCCATAACTTGTTAATTTAGAATTAGCTGTTGCTAACTCTGCTTCAAGTTGTGCTTTTGTTTTAGCCATGTCTTATCCTTTAAGATCTATGATCTCACACGCACCAGCAGTGCATGCCATTGTATGAGAGGATGTTGTTGTATCTGTCTTTTCATAGAAAGATAGGTTATTGAAATCGACAGGAACCATTACATATGAATCATATGTTTCCTTAGTGATTGATTCAAACGGAGCCTGAGCATAGATATGATCAGATTTAGGTAGGAATGAGATACCAGAGATCTTATCAAAGTTCTCCCATACCCACTGACCTACTGGCATAAACTCACTATCGGAATAATTAACAGTAATGCTTGGCTTATGCTGGCAGTAATACTCCTGATAGGCAAGCCACAGATTAAGGTGGTCGATTGCCTGTAGTTCATCTTGGGTAAGAGAACCTGATGGAGCAGACTGAGCAAAGGTAAAGACAGCGGTTGAATCTGGATTCATTACGCAGTCTTCTACCATAACTTGTGCATCCCGCATTAGATGATAGATAGGATCTTTCTTGTCGATACGAACTCTACGATAATAATGCTCAGCATATCGTGGATGTAGACCGCTGGCTGAATTAGCCAAGCATGAGGTAGTTCCCTCTGGCTTGATGCAAGTGATTGACTTGCTTGGGTTGACGCCCAGCTGTTTAGCCCAATCAAGGTTAGTCTTGATTGCGATCTCACGGAGATTCTCAAGAACATGCTTGAGCTTTCCGTAACCATGAATGCCGGACATTAGCTTGTTATCAAAGATGCCTGTCATAGATACACCAAGTAGTCTCTCTTCTTCACAGTTCTTTGTCCATGAAGAATCTTCACGGGAAAGATAAGGGAAGTAAGTAAACATACTTTGGATTGTACCAATGATTGTAGCCATCTCAATCTTCTTAGCTAATGTCTCAGGTGTATCTGAAGCGCGGACTACAACGGTCGATAGGTTGCAGAACTGATTGGGTCTGAGAATAATCTCAGAGCAAGGGTTGGTCCCATAATAAATACTATCATCACGACCAGCCTTGACTGCAATAGCCCTCATCGCATCACGGTTGCAGATACCGCGCTCTCCGCTGTGAGAATTGTACAGATCAGTCCACTCCTCTAGGAATTGTCCCATTGAAGGGCGACCATTGTACACAGCGGAATTATTGGCTAGGGCGCGGTGACCTGATGATTCCCACCAAGCACCACTCTTACATGTTGCCATCTCACGATCCGCGAGATCACTGAGAGAGATCATTGCTGAGCGGCGAACGCCACCAACGATGACTGACTGAGCAATCTTGCAGCAAATGTCGTGACACTCAAGCGGAGTGAGTCTTCGTCCCTGAGCCTTATAAAATGTCTGAACAATAAAGCGGAATACTTCCTCAAGCGGGGCAGGACCACTTGCGCGTCCTCCGAAAGTCTTAAGTTTTTCTCCAGCCTTGCGTACCTTACTAGTGTCCCACTTTAAGTGAACACCTTTGTATAGATTGTCGATTAGTTGATGGAGCGAATCACACCAGCCCTCACGACTATCTTCTACGAACATAACATTGTCAAACATCTTATGGATGGTTGGAATAGTTGGCATCTTGTCTGTGCATCTACGCTCAACAGTATAGCCAACACCAGTACCACACATAAGAATGTACATTAGATTAGAGAAAGACTTTGATGAGTCGATCTCTAAATATGAGCAGTTGTATAATGCGGTATGATCGCGGTCCAAAGCTGGACCTGCGGTCATAAGCCCACGCATTGAGGGTAGAACCTCAAGATTTAGAATTGCATCACGAACATCTGGTCGTGAAGCTAGGGCTGGAACCTTGGTTGTAAAGTAATTCCACCAACGATCCACGGTTTCATCCCAAGTTTCACGGCGAGATTCAGAATCCATCCATCGGCTATAGCGAGAGATGGCAATAAAGTTTTGAAATGTATCCATGTCTGTCCTTCCTTAGTTAGTTATAAACCTGTACTTCCAAAACCACCAGTTCCCCGCGCAGTCTCTGGAAGTTTATCGACAGAGATGAATGGGAATTGAGTAACAGGTAGGAAGACAATCTGAGCAATACGATCACCAGTATTTAGTGTGACAACATCATAAGAGTTGTTTACCAAGGATACCATGATCTCACCACGATAATCACAATCAATAACACCCACAGAATTCTTGAGTGTAATACCCTTTGTAGCCAGACCAGAGCGTGGGAATATAAGACCCACGAATCCCTCTGGAATAGCAAGGGATACTCCAGTAGCAACCATCTGATTACTACCGGGATGCAGTACAATATCTAGAGCGCACTTAAGATCTGCACCAGCAGCACCCTTGGTCTTATACTCAGGATTGCACTTAAGATCGTGGAGAACCATAGGGATACCCTCTGATCTATGGGTATAAGTAGAAGTATTGTAATTATTATTATCAGCAAAGATAGCTGAGTTTGTATCAAAGCAAGTAACTTCAGTATTCATTAGTATCTCCTAAGGTTTGTTCTTCAGTAGCCCCAACTATTGGGCAGTATAGTTTTACCTGTTTGGTAGCCTTGTCGTACTCACCATCCCGTAGGATGCGGACAGATCGGGCCATAGCCAAACAGTAATCATAATCATATTTACCGCCATCTGCGGTCTTAGCTTGGTCATAAGCTGCCAGTACAGCAGCCGACCAGTTCCGGGGGTGGACATACTTAAGCCACTTCTCAGCCTTAGCTGGCCCCCACTTCCAGATACCGGGGATATTATCGGTCGTATCCCCGGTAATCCACTGCTTGTGGAAGTTATAATCAGCAGTGTATTCATCTACTATATCTGGTGTATGTTCCTTGTCAGGATTCCAGTGCCACCCCGGTACAGACTTGAGGTCTTTATCAATAGTAACAGCTATCCCCTTACCAGAAGAAGCCATAAGTCCCATAATATCATCAGCCTCTAGCCTTGGTACTGTCAGAATGTCATGCTCTTTGATAAGCTCAAGAGCGTAGTCCATGCAATCTGGGGTCTGCTTACGAGTATCACGGTGAGCCTTATAGGGTTCCCAGAAGTCTCGTCTGTAGTTATCCTTGCGGTTACAAGACATGGCAATGTAGACCTTCTTCATTCCCATTGGTGTCCAAGCCTTAACATCATGGGATAGCCGTTCTTCTAGATACTCAACACCTTCTTGATCAGCCCAGAAAGCAGCACGATAACACAAGATATCCCCATCTAGAACAGCAACATCAGGTCTTTCCATTATCTTTTTCCTCATCTAGTAGTTTAAGAATGTCTTGAATAATTTGCTCTTCATCAGGAGAGCGATCCTCACGGCATGACATACACAGTTCACAGTTACAAAGATCACCAAGCAATCCTTCAGTTAGAATGTGAAACCATTCTTCAAACCTTTGGGTTGCTTTTTCTTTGTACTTCTTTTCTGTACCGTCATTACGAAGTAGGTAATTAAAGACATCAGAATAATTCTTGTCTTCATTTTCTAATGAGTTAGCCATTGCTTCTGACTCATGCTTTCTCCACTCAGCAGTATCTTCAGGCAACACACGATTACCGTGTGATACAAAGACAGTCAATGCTCGTAGATCACGGGCAGCAGCAACCTCATTCATGTAGCGGCAGTCATCTACAATGACAACCTTCTCATGCCATGTCTCTGGGTCTTGGTCTAGTGCTTTCTTTTCTTGTTCGTATAAGAACTTAATCTTTTCTTTAAACTTCTTTACCCAAAAGTCGGAGTCAATAGTTCTCATGTCTGAACCAAGAGTCTGGCAAAATGCACGATACTCTTCTGGGTTCTTGTCTTTTGAGAAGCCTCTTGTTTCTGCTTCTTCCTTTAAAGCCTGAGCAAAAGGAAGTAAGATAGGCGAGTAGCCTTCATTGTAAGCGTATTCACTTAGCCATTTGGCCAGTGTTGTTTTGCCCACGCGGGCCTTTCCACCGATCATTATTATTAGCATGTAAGCTCTCCCATAGTTCCTTTGGACTGAAGAGGTCAGGGATATCCCAACCTTTAAACTTTAAATAGTCACAGATAAATGTAACACAACTAGCTGGTTTCTTCATACCAAAGAAACGACCAACTGCACAATAAAAGATCATCTTAACCGCGTTAATCTTCGGATAGGTTTGAAAGAATGTAAAGTCAGCAGAAGATAACTCAAGATCACCAATGTCATATTCATAATACTTTTCTGCTTTTAGTTTAGATAAGGTTTTTACCTTTGTAATTTCAGCAGCCTTACCATCAATAACAATAACAGCTATTGGTGGTTCGGTACTAAACTCAAGATGAGCATGAGTATGCTTAGCATTAGTAAGTATCCGAATAAAGGCATAACGCCACGCTTGTATTGGTTTGAATTTATAGAAACAAATTTTAACATTAACTCTCATAAAAGATTGGCATTCCTAAATATGTTGCGAGTGAATGCTCAACTCTTGCTCCTTCAGAATGCTCCCATCCATGTAGCATTACCATAGCATTACAGTTTAGAATAGCATCAAGATCCCTCTTCATGCATGAGCGGAGGTGTTCCTTAGAATCCTCTGCTGTTGTTGGATCAAAGCCTTCATCCTCATCCATACGGGCGGGATTGTAAATCTTTTCAATCATTGGGTTCTTTACCCACTTCTTTTCTGCATTATAAAAAGCATCAAAGTTGTGGTTCGGGTATCCCCGCATAGGACCAGCAATGTACATAGTAAGTGAACTCATATTACTCCTTAGTGGGTTTCTGCCCAAGTATTACCGATGCGGTACTCAGCATCAATACGAATGTTAAGATTAAGCTGCTCACCAGCAGTCGTTGCAGCAGCAGTCACAGCCTTGCCAAACTCATCGGCAACAGACTTGGGACAACTGTACTGCAACTCGTCATGGATATAAGCCAGCTGATTGGCGCGTAGGCGCGCCGCTGACTTGCTAGCCTCAACCATCCAGTACTTCGATACGATGGCTCCTGAGCCTTGCAGGAGGGTATTGAGGGCAGCGTGTTCGCTACGGACGGGTACGCTTCTACCATCGGGTAGTCGTACCTTGCCTGTCTTGATTGTCTCAAAGCGTACAGCATCCTGTACTTTAGCAAGTGCAGGGATTTCCTTTTGGAAACGCTCACGCAACTTACGAGCAGCATCAACAGAGCAGTCGCATACCATAGCAATCTTCTTATCACCAGCACCATAAAGGTAAGCGTAGATGAATGACTTGGCAAGCGAACGACTAGACAAACCAGCAGCGTGTTGATTGTGTGTATGAATGTCACCAGTAAGCAGCACCTTAGCATACTCACCGTTGTCATACTTAGCCATGAAGTGAGCAAGCATACGCAACTCAAGACCTGACAAGTCAGCACCAACCAAAGACTCACCAGCATTTGCAATCCATAGTTCTCTTGCACGGTGGTCGCCACTTACCTGAGCAATGTTAGGTTGGCTGTGTGTGCAACGACCTGTAGCAGCACCTTGTGCATTGATGCCACCGTGGATACGATGATCTCTGCTAGATGTTACACGGGTGTTCCAGTCTTCAACCATACCCATAAGCTTGACTGTGTTAAAGTACTCAGTCAACTTCTTTGCTTCGGGATAGTCAAGAGTAGCAAGCACTGCTTCGTCTACCTTGGGATTTCCCTTGTCAGTTAGTGGTGGTTCCCATCCATACTTCTCATTTAAGCGGGATGCAATTTGCTGTCGGCTACCGGGATTAAAGATCTCAATCTTATCCTTCAGTCTTTTGCCTGTCTTTTCTGAATGACGGATAATGATCTTGTTAGGAAAGATCTCACGCATTTCATCTTCAATACCAAGCTTCTCAAGCATAAGCTTTTGATACAGCTTGTCTCCTGCATCACTGTCATAATTAAATCCATGCTCTACTTGCTCCATTAGAACTTCAGATACACTGCTCTCAAAGCGAACTAGTTCTTTGTTCTTTGTAATGAATTGTTTCTGGGCTTGATAGATAGCCATGCCTAGTCTGACATCTTGTAAGCAGTAAGTACCCATCTCATCTGAGTACTGGCTCCATCCACCCTTGTAATCTATCTTGGGATACTTAAGATACTTACCCCAAGATTCCAGAGAGTTATCACCTAGTGGGTGATTGTTAATGTCTGGATGCATTAACTTGCTGATAACGAGCGTATCAACAATGCACTTCGGTCGCGCCATCCCATGCAGTCTACGCATCACGGGAAAATCGTAGCCCCAGATATTGTGTCCGATAATCACGGGCATCTCACTGAGGTACTTGACCAGATCTTTCATCTGGTGTTCTAACCAAAGGATAGGATCTTCGTCATTGACCTTAGTAGCGGCACACAGAATTCTAGTAACCTCTGCATAAGGCTTACCCTTACTATCAAGGATTAGTTCACCAAGTCCGTTACCTTCAATGTCAAGGACGCATACTTTCATTTAGTTCTCCTCTGGGTCAAAGACAAGAGAGCCATCCTCTGCCATAGCAAAGCCGATCTCTTTCAAACGACCCGTAGTGTGGTCATAAAATAGTGTTGCTGCAATACCAGCCCTACCTGTCAGGCGATTCTTGAGAACACGAACAATTGTAGTATTGGCAATCTTGTGGTCTGTGTTCTGACGATCACGCTCAAGAGCAATAACTGTGTTAGGCACACTAGCCAAAGCACCGGAGCCACGCAGATCTTGCAAAGTAATTCGATCACCTTCTTCATAAGCCTTCTCTGATTTCTTAAGCTGCGATACAATGTCAATATGTACACCAGTGCGGACAGCCAATGCTCTTAGTTCTTTCATAAGCGTATCAATAATGATTCGTTCAGAACCACCACCCTCAACATCTTTGTCAGACATGCTCATAAGACCAGCGGCTGCTGCCGTGATATGATCTAGGACAATGACCTGAACACCAAGAGACACAGCCATAAACTCCATACGAGCAAGTAGATTCTGCATAGCGTTGTTGCCAAGGTGATCATAGATATAGAAGCTAGTCTCGCTTAGCTTACGCTTAGCAGTGTAGTACTCTTCATCTGTAAGATCATCAATCATCTGCATGTTGATAGGATTCTTACCCATCTGTACCCGTAGCTCATTCATCATACGACAAGCACGGATAGCACGGACAGGCTTGTTAAGCATAAGGCTAATCATGTCATCCATTGTCTCCTGCGGAGACTCCTCAAGCATGATACAACCTACGCTGCGACCTTCTGTAAGATGGTGCATCATAAGTTCACGGAGGATAGTAGACTTACCTGAGCCAGTACCAGATGCCCATAGACTAATCTCTCCACCACGCTGGCCAATCAGAAACTCTGATAGACCATCGTATGGAAAGGGATATACCTTACTGTTTGTCATAGTCTCTGATGCATCTACAATCTTAGAGATATGTAGGATCTCATCTGGAGAATACTGGTGGGCTTCCCAGATAGCAGACACAAGCTGCTTAGTCTGAGCATTGACAAGACACTCATTGGCATCCTTGTAAGGAAGCTTAGCAATCTTACACTTGCCCGGTGGTAGTAGTTCGGCAACCTCATTGGCTGCTTTGATACCCGGCTCATCCATGTCAAAGCACAGAACAACTTCTGCATAAGAGTTAACAAACTCTAGGTTATCACGGATAGATTTAGCTGCTGACTGCGCTCCATTTGGGATGGAGACTACAGGCCAAGTACCACCAAGAACTTGATTGACAGTCATGCAGTCAATCTCACCCTCAGTAATTACAAGTCGCTTGCCACCATTCTTCCATAGGTTCTGACCATAAAGCTCAGCACTCTTGGCTGATCCCTTCCAAGCAAACTGCTTGTTAGGACCACGAAGATGTTGACCAATCAACTCACCATTGGTATAGTAGTTAGCAATCTGAACTTCCTTGCCATTGACCTTAGCTACCTGATAGCCATAGAGTCGGCAAGTCTTTTCCGTAATACCGCGATCTTCAAGATCAATGTAAGAACCAGTGAGAGTCTTAAACTCTTTAGGTTGTAGCGTAACAGTCTCATCGGTCATCTCTTTTCCTTTTGTATTACGGTGATAACTACACTTGAAACAATACACATGATCATCATAGACCGCGAGATTGTCTCCACTGCGGTCTTCACCATTAGCCGCGCAGCGTGGACATTCTGTTTTCTTTTGAAATAAGCTCATTCATTTTTACCTCACCACATAACATTATTATTACTTACTTTAATAACACGAACAATCTTTAGCAAGAGTTCGCGTGGCATGCTGAATGAAACAACAGTCTCTTCGTTAACACCACGCAGACCACCACGATCTTCAGGCGTTTCATTAATAACAAAGTGAGCACTGTCTGAGTTCTTATCAAACTCAATCCTCATATAATGATTCTTTGATGGTACAATATCTCCACCAACAACGATCATTGGACCAGTACCAACTGGGAAGTTCATCTGCAACCACTCATCACTAAGAACATTATCATTAAACATTATTCGTCTTTGCCTTTTCCCCAACCTAATTCGATTGGATAAGAGTTTGTGTAGGATTTAAAAGCAGCTGCAATATTATTCTTTAAATCGTCACGCTGCTCAACCAGTTTATTATACTTTGCTTGAGTTGAAGTACCATCTGTTTCAATACGACCAACCTTATAACTAAGTGCCGCAAGATCATAGACCATCTCTTCAAGTTCGCTTAGTGTCTTTGTCTTCATTGTCTTTTAGTTTCTTTAAAGCTTTGTCGAATTTCTTGTTGATACGATCAAGAGATCTGAAGATAGCATCATAGTTTTCTTCGTATTTCTTACGATCAACTGGACGATATTTACTTCCTTTACCGTTCATATTTTTTTATCCTTTGTAATTAGATAACCCCATCCTCTGGCCTTGGCTGCAGCAGTAACCGACAGCTTACCATGAATGGCATCATATGCAATCAATTCCCTACGGGCTTCGTCTCTTTGTAACTTAATAATATCAATTTCTTTTTCATGGTCTGTCATTTATAATTAATCCTTCTTCATTAGAATAAACTATTCGATCAAACACATGGGAACACCAAGGCATACAGAACTTGCATGGCCTAGCCATTCCTAATCTACCTGTCTTACTAAACCTAAAGTTATAAAGAACCATCTTATCGTGTGGTGTCTTTATCTTTCGGAAAGCATCCAACTCAGAGTGAAGATATGGATACATGTACCCATACTCAGCAGTCTTAGGATGAGTCTTCCAATTGTTAGTACCCAGAGCAAGCAGCCTATTCTTTCTAACGATCAACGATATATGCGCCCTGTCTCTATCGACAGTCGATGCAATATGTTTAGCTAGATCAATCCACTGTTCCATTAAGAGCCTTCCAAGACATTGGGAACGCCTGAGCACATGCATCATCAAGACACATGGCAACCTGTCGGCATTCATTCTGAGCATGAGCATCGAGCCGTAGCTGGCACACACGGGCAAAGCCGTACAGAGAACCAGTCCAGTACCACTCTGTCATCATAGACTGAGGAAGCACAGCACGGGCTTGCTCTGGGCATACGCCATAAGAAAGCATTAACTCGTAGGTCTGCCAAATATAAAGCATAGCGTCTTCATAGAATTCCTGTACTTCAATATGATCCTGTACTAAATCATCAGATGAGCCTTGCTTTTTATTTTCAGCACGACCTCTCCAATTACGCTTTGGATTCCAGAAAGTAGGATCGCAATCAACATAACGGCGACTCACTTCATTCCAAGCAAACCCAACCTGATGCTTCTGCAACTGTCGGGCAACAAAGATAGGAGCCTTGATTCTAAATTGTAGAGTACAATGAGCGAAAGGACTCCAGTGATTATGCTTTGCCAAGTACTTGATAAGCTTACTATTCTGCTCTTCTGTGTAGTTAGCAGCTTCTTTGCTGAACGACACTCTAGCAGCATCGACAACCGTGTTGTCTGTTCCCATCTTGTCGATCAACTCAACTGAAATATTTTCGTACATGATTCTCCTTTTGAAAAAAGGAAAGGGGATTTCTCCCCTCTCCCTTTAGTTAGATACTTCTAATGTGAAGTAACCATCTTCACCTTTATTAGCCCACTGTTTAGATACATAGAGTGATGTGATCTGAGAGTCATCCTTCCAGATTTTAGTATTCATTGTATCCAGAACAGCCTTAGCAAAGTTGTCTATGTCTGCCTTTGGCCATCCTCTTTCAGTAGACTTTGGTTGCTTTACATACAGTTCTATTGTTACTGATAGCTCACCCTCAAGGGCTTGCCAACTAGTACCAATAGTATCCCATACAATTTCAGAAGCTTTCTCTCTGAACTCTTTGTATGTGCCTGTATAGTATGCACCCCATTTACCAACCCGTGGTCTTGAAGCAGCCACGGGATTGATATTAAACTTCCAGTTCAATTAGAATGGAAGGTCTTCGTCCTCAGTCTCTTCAACTTCGGGCGCAGACTTTGGGGTTGCTGCGCCAACAAACCCACCATCGACAGCACTAAAGCCACCGCCAGTAGATCCGGTCATGTTGTTGGCATTCTTCTCTACGATCTGGATACCATTAAGGTAAACAGACAGACTGTTATCACGGGCGACAACAGCAGGGGCAAGCTTCAGTCGAACCTTGTCACCGCCAAATGGAACCGCATCAGTTTCCTGTGCAGCAGAGTCAACGCAAGGGAACTTACCCTGCTCTACATAGACACGGCTCTTAGCCTTGAGTGTCTTGACTCCATCCTTCTCCATGATACCATTGATCTTCTTAGCACCAGACTGCTTGAGCAACTCAGCGAGTTTCTTCTCAAGAGTCTTGTCCAGAAGAATCGTAATGTTATGATTAGCAGAAGCCTCACCAAAAGCCGTGTCTGGCTTAAGGAGATTGCTCCACTTAACTTCAGAAACCTCAGTCACAAACTGAGGCATCTTCTTCATCTTCTTATTAACCATTAGTGGTCTTATCCTTATTCATTTCGCCAGTGATTTGATTCACTTGCATGTTCAGGTCGTTAACAATAGCACTCAGACCAGACGCAAGTCCGCTGAGATACGCAACTACGCTATCACTACGGATAGCAGGAACCATTTCCTGTGCGGGAGTGGTGGTAGCTTCAGTAACAACGCCATCAACCATTTCAGTTTCAGTATTCATAATTTCTTTTCTCCTTTCTGATATACAGTATATCTGTAGCCCCAACCATAGGGCTTATTTAAAGACTCATCATTTCAATATAGGGCTTGCCATCAACGACAACGCCACAACTAATTACGGGCTTCTTAATATGGTCTTCGCCATACTTCATAGCAAGGTGCTTGCGATCAACACCACATCCAACATTCATTCCAAAGAGCGAATGCATTGGGCTAACTTGCCAGTTAATTCCGGCGCAAGAATGGTGATGACCAGCAACCACAGAAATACCCATACTTTTAGCAGTGTTGAAAGCAGGGTATAGACCGCCACCCCCAATACCATGATAATAAAACACATTATCAACAGTGTGGTTCTTAACCCAGTGCCAACTTGTATTATAAATTTCATTGAAGCTCCTGATATAAAAGTCTGGAATACCAGCATCACCTGCTAGTCGGCGCACTCTATCATCATGGTTACCAACAGTAACAATCATGTTCTTGAATGAAGCCTTCCATTCTTTAATGCATTCCATTGCTTGCTTGTATTCCGACACAGCACCGGGATGATCCGGGTGCTTAGTATGGAATGAGATACAATGGTGGTCGATCACATCGCCAATATGAATAACCTTGTCACACTTGTATTCCTTCTTGACATCCTTCACAAACTGAAGGTATCCATCTAGAACTGCGGGGAAGTGTGTATCCCCGATAATTAAAACTCTACTCACTTGCTGTCCTCCTCAAAGCAATCCCATCCACGCCGCTGCGCTTCTCTGCGCGCATCCGCCATCGTTGGCAGATGGTTGGCCTCGTTCCTGCATACTTCCCGCCTCGCCTCGTCGCGCTCGGCGGTGATGGTTGCGTTCTCCTGCCGCAGTCGCTTGTTTTCCTGCCATGCCTTTTCGAGCATCGAAACTGCCTCGGTCGGAGTCATCTCTACGATCACTTCTCCT